ATGATATAGTGCAATTCTAGTTTTACCAACACCCATTGATATTGCTAGTGTGCCTCTTTCATATTCAAGTGCTTTAGATAAAGCCTTAAGTTGTACTTCTTTTCTTGATATTTCTTTTACTTCCATTTTTTTTATATTTTTTATCTTTCTTAAGATCAAATTTTTCTTTATCTCTAATACTTTTATATGATTTATAAATTCTTTCTTCTAAATCAAATAAAACTTCAATTGCTAGTTTTGGGTTTGAGTATTCCATATTAATTTAAACTTATATTATTATCTCTTAGTAATTTATTAATCATTTCTTGTTGACCTTTTTTTCTCTGTTCTATAAAATCATCATAATTCATACTGCTTTCTATATTTAATGTACCATCTATAGAATCATCTATTTTTTTAAAATGCTCTTCTATTTCTTTATACTCTGGTTTATTTTCAAAACCATTTACTTCATTTACTATATGTAATAAAGTTTCCTGATCTATTATATCTGGATGATCAGAAACAAACATAGCAAGCTCATATAATTGTTCCTTTTCTAATATTTGTGTTAAAAATTTTAATAATTTAATCATATTCTTTTAATTGAAAATCCTAATTCTTCTGCATCAACGGGATTAGCTTCAATCCAGTTGTGACAGTTTCTACATACTGATAACCAGGTACTTACATCATTGTGATGTATACCTCTTCCTTTTTTATGATGTACATCTGTAGATCTTTGTGTACATTGAGGAAGAGCAGCTTGACACATAGGATAATCAGTAAGAAATACCCTTCTTAATTGACTATACTTTGTATCAATACGCTGCATCTTTTTTGATTTTTGTCTCATTTTATATCTAAATAGTTTTTTGGTAATAAACCTTCAGCAATAAATTTAACTATTAAATGTTCATATTGAATACCACATTCTTTAAGAGTTAATTTATTTCTATAATCAGGCATATATTCAAAAGGAAATTCATATAATTCTTTACCTAATTTACTACCTGCAAATATACTAAATATTTTCTTTGTATCTTGATGTGCAATAAATTGTTTCCATTTATTTATAACATCTTGAGATCTTTTCCATACTTTAATTATTCTTCTTTTTTTATCCCAATGCATTTTATCTATTTCATCTTTAGTATACATTTTTAATCCATGTAAAACTCTTTTAAATAAATAATGTTGTTGTGGATTAAGTTTAGAATAATCAATTAATCTTTCATATTGCATATATTCATTATATATACCTAATTTATGAAGTTTAGTTTTAAGTTTAGAAACCTTTAAGGTTTTAAGTTGTTTATCAGTAAACATAGTTGTAAGTTTTATTAAGTTAATATTAAGTTAGAGTAGAGTTAAAAGAAAAAGGGCCCGAAGGCCCTCTATCTAAAAACAAGTATTATGTGTGGATTTATAATTCAAATGAGTCATCATTTGCTTCTTCAAGTTCCACTTCTTGAAGCTCTTCAACAGACTCCTCTACAGGAGCATCTTCTTTCTTGTTTCTTCTAGTTGATTTAGTTTCAGAAACTGTTTCCTTTGCCTCAAAGCCATTAGCTTCTTTAATTTCATCAGAATTAACGTGAGGTACTAAAATATCAGTCATTTGCATAGTAGGATCAAAGAATGTTTTTCTATAAATAGGTACTAATTCACCAGTTTCCATATCAACTGCTTTACATATAATGCCAGTTTGACCTGCCATTTTAAGATCTCTATCAGAATCATTACTATTAAATGCAGTAATTTGCTCTTTAATAATTAATTGTCCTGGTAAATGATCTATATTAGAAAAACTTTGTTCAAGCTCTTCTACCTTACCATGTACTAGTGTACTTCTATTTTGAGTTTTAAGCCAGTTGTTAGTTCCAATAGATGTTGATTCTTGTTGAAGTCTAATGTAACCAAATTCTGGGTTATTAGAAGATACACGGATTTTGTTACCATGCTCATCCGGCATGATGTTAACTTTATTCTTAGTCATGTCAATAAATTTTAAGTTGTTTATAAATAATTAATTAAGTGTCATCACGATGAAAATATTCATCATTTAATTTGTCTGCATCAGTAACTTCGTCAAGATCTGGTTCAGACTCATTAGTTTTATGTACAATTTTATCTGCTTTAGATTTAGAATTGCTTTTTAGCACAGATTGAAAGAAAGGATCACTTACCTCAGTGGTAAAATTATCACCTAATGATGCTAGTTCATGTAGTTCTTCATCAGTAAGATCAAGATACTGTTCTAGTGTCATATGTATAATTCTTCCGTTTGGTAATTGGTATATCATGACACAAATGTATCAAAAATATTAACCTTTTTTACACAATCTAAACTGCTAGATTAAAATAAATATTAGTAGTATAGCTATCTATTCTACAAGTTTTATATATTTTCCTCTTCTTTCTATATATTTTGCAAGCTTTAGCTCACGTATGGCCCTCTTGATAGTACTATAGCTAACATTTAACAGGTCAGCTATGGTACTATTAGAAGGAAAACAAGTTTTATTCTTGTTGCAATGTACTGCTAATACAGCATAAACTGCTTTAGCATTAGTTGAAAGTAAAGGATCAGTTATAACTTCATAAGAAACTATACCAAATCTTTTTACTCCCATATATGTTTAAAATATCTTTTTTGATTCTCACTCATAAATTTAAGATTAAGAGTATCTACATCATGTGTCTTCATAACAATATTATTATCATCATCAAGAACAGGTACTTCAAGTGTCATTCTATAGTAAGTAGGATTAAATTCATTACCATAATCAGGTGAACTCATAATCTTACCAGACATATATCCATCAAGTATAATAGATTGATCTTGCATTGCATCTATATTCATATTACTAAATTCATATTTACCTGGTTTAAATACAACCTTATCATTTATTTTAAATAAGATACATTGATAATCATTATCTTTATGTAAATAATTAAATAGCATATTTATCTGATCATCACTGAGCATGTGTAATAACATTTGAAACATTATACCCCGCTTACCTGCATGTTCAGTGAGATCTGATAATAATTTGATGACTCCCTTGTCATCTAAAGTTAACTTTTTCATAATACTTTTATATTTTTATGATTGATATTAGACTACGGAAGGACAGTAGCTATAGTGCCCTTCCATAATCACCACTCAAACTTAATAGTCTTACAACTACTAAAACTTTATACTTGTATTGTTATATAGGCCAAGTATGAGCCTTTTATTTGATTTTAACGCTATTTAGCATATAAACACCAGCTAAAAAAGCAGCACAACCACATAAGAATAAGCCAAGATATAAATAAGACTTACATATTGCATATACTATTGCGTAACCACCTGCAAATATTATTGCAAGTATAAATAATAAGGCAACGGTCTTTCTTATTAAACCAATACCTTGTGATAATAAATTTTTCATAATACTGTTAGTGGTGAGACACTACCTATTAGTTAAACAAAAAAGCTATAATAACAAGGGCTTTAAACCTTATACGGTTCTACCGTTTTTAGTTATTATAGCTAAGATTTAAACAGTTTACTCTGTTAGAAGAGAAAAGGACCCATTCGGATCCCTTTCAGAAAAAATTTAAACTAAATAGTAGTTACTAATTACTATTACGGATCAGTTAAGGTTGATCATTCCTATATTTTCAATGCTGCGGTTACTATGTCTCTTATCCTATAGAGAGAGAACAATAAGACTATAACAAGAGTAATCTCATGGAGTTCATATGATTTTACCTATTAACCATGATAACTACTCTAGTTATAGCTATATTATATATTATTGTGATTAACACTTGTATTAGTGGTAACAAGTGGTATTTTGTGGGTATTATGATGTAACACACACAATTTAATGCACACAATTAATTTTTATTGTGCAATTAATTGGCTTAACTAATAATTATTGGTCTATGTTGGGTAACAGTAGCTATTATAGGTCAAGTCTTGTGTAAATGGGAGCCGAAGCTCCCTTTGCACACTAAGCTTGTGCCTCAGATACTTCAGTATCAGCAGGTACAAACTCTTCACCATTGTGGAATGCTCTGATCTCATCCACGTTAGTGTGTGGGATTAGAGTATCCTCAAGTGAAGATGTTGGATCATAGATGATTGTTCTATATATAGGCTGGCCATTGGACAGACATATAGGAGCATCATCAGATCCAGCTCTCTTAAGGTTTCTGTCATCAGATGAATCTAATGATTCTTTGATGACCAGCTTGCCTGGTAAGAACTTAAGAGAACCAAAGGTTTGTTCAAGCTCATCAGGCTTGCCAAATACCAGACACGAAAGTGTCACTTTCTTTAGAAAGTTATTTGCAATCTTGATAGATGATTGAACTAATCTTACATAGTGAATGTCCTTGTTAGAGGATTCACGTACTGTAGCACCTAATTCATTAGGAGCTATTTCAATTTTTGAATTTGTCATAAACTTGTTTTTTATAAATTTAAAATTAATTTACCCCATTTACATGGGGGGTGGCACACTGCCAAAATTAAGACGGGGGGCTGATCACTACAAGGTTCCAACAACTTCATACATACAAAATTTCCATTCCCCAAAAATTTTTATTATATTATAGTATAGGGATCCTTTACAAAAAGGGATCATTTAATAAGAATAGTTATGCAAGAAAACCCCAATGAACCAGAAGAATTTGAAGGTATGACACTTCAAGAGAAATTAGAAATGGAAGAAATGATAGTAGATACAGCTTTTAGAAATTCTTTTAAAATTATTACTGGGAGAAAAACATTGGATGATTTAATGGAAGATAAAAAAGAAGATCCAATAAAAATGCAAGCTATCTGTGCACATGAGCCGGGAGAAGAAATAAAAATAAAAACTCTTGAAAATATGATGTTTTATTTTCAAGATGAAGAAGAGTATGAGAAATGTGCAGAAATAAGAGATATTTTAAATGTACGTATACAAAGCTAAATTAGATAGAATCATAGATGGTGATACAGTGGATGCTGTCATTGATCTAGGATTTGATGTATCAGTTCATAAAAGAATAAGATTAGCAGGGATTGATACTCCAGAATCAAGAACTCGGGATCTAAAAGAAAAAGAACGTGGTTTAGCGTCTAAAGCTAGACTGGTAGAGATGTTAGAAGGTGGGGAGTTTATCCTTGAAAGTAATGAGGTGGGGAAATATGGTAGGGTGCTAGGTACTCTATTTGTTGAGAAGGAGACTGATGATAACCTTACATCTGAACCGCAAATCATGAGGATAAACATAAATGAAACTCTAGTAAGAGAAGGCTATGCCGTTGAATACTGGGGCGGAAAAAAGAAAAAGAAATGAGTAAGAAAAAAGGGGCAATGAAAAATTGCTCAATTAAAAATGGGTGTAAAAGTAAAGCTGGTGGTCTTACGGCTAAAGGACGTAGGATGATTAATAAAAAAACTGGCTCTAAATTAAAAGCTCCTCAGCCAGGAGGAGGTAAACGTAAAAAGTCTTATTGCGCAAGATCTGCTGGCCAAATGAGAATGCACAATGTAAGTTGTAGTAAAACTCCTGATAAAAGGATCTGTAAAGCAAGAAGACGTTGGAAATGTTAAGTTATGAAAAAGAAAAAAACAACATATAAAAAAGGTGGTGCAAAAAAAGACGCATGCTATAATAAAGTAAAATCAAGATATAGTGTGTGGCCCTCAGCCTATGCATCTGGTGCATTAGTAAAATGTAGAAAAGTAGGTGCTGCTAACTGGGGTAATAAAAAGAAAAAATAAATATTAATAATTAAAATTTTAAATTATGCCTCAAAGATTAAAAGAAAAAGGAATAAAATATAATAAAGGTGGTGAAAAAAAATGCATAGGTAAAGTTAAAGGTGTTGATGTTTGTTCTTTAAATATGAGACAACAAAAAACTTTACAAAAACATTCTAAACATCATAGTAAAAAACATATATCAATGATGGTTAATGCTATGAAGAATGGATCATCATTTGGAGCTTCTCATAAAATAGCTCAAAAGAAAGTTGGAAAATAATGGCTAAAGAAAGCTTACATAAATGGTTTAGTAGAAATAAAGGTAAAGGTTGGATAGATTGCAAAACTGGCAAACCTTGTGGAAGAAAATCTGCAAAAGGCTCATCTAAAAGACCATATCCTGCTTGTAGACCTACTAAATCACAATGTACATCTGCATCTAGAAAAAAAACTAGTTCAAAAAGAATTAATTGGAAAAAACCTAAAAAGAAATAATTATGAAAATTAATAAAAAACATAAGTCTCCCAAAAAAAAAGAAGATAAAATAGAAAAAGCTAAATTAAAATATCAAAAAGGAGGACAAGTTCAAGGATGTGGATGTCCATATGGAATGGAAATGGGACCTAATACTGTATTATAATGAAAATATTTAAAGACAATAATGATTGGAATGAAAAATCAATCATAGGCTTTGTAGCCTTTGTAATAATGTGTGTTATAATGATGGCTGATCTGGCAACAGGTTGGTATGGTTATGATCTTGTTATAAATGAATTTGTATATGACTCATTTGTTTGGGTTGTTCTTGGCTGCTTTGGTATAAGTGGTATTGAGAAGTTTGCAAAAAAATAATATATATGCCAAATAAAGATAAGACTCCACCTAAAGGAGCTATAAGATTTTCACTTAGTCTTTCTGAAGAACAAAAAAAAGCTAAGACGGAAATATTAAAACATCCCTTTAATTTTATTGTAGGTAAGGCTGGTAGTGGTAAAACATTATTAGCAGTACAAACATCATTAGATCAATTCTTTAAAAGACAATACAATAAGATTATAATTACAAGACCTACTATATCTACAGAAGATAATGGTTTCTTACCTGGATCTGAACGTGAAAAAATGGAACCGTGGTTAGTTCCAATCAGATCTAATATGCGTAAGATTTACAATAAACCGTTAATACTTGAAAAGATGGAAAAGGAAGAAAAGATAGAACTTGTATCATTAGCTCACTTTAGAGGTAGAACATTTGATAACTCAATAGTTATAATAGATGAATTTCAAAACTTAACAAGACCACAGTTAGCAATGGCTATAGGTAGATTAGGTAAAGACTCTAAAATGATATTTTGTGGAGATTCATATCAAATAGATTTAAAAGATAAAAATCATTCTGCATATCATGATATGGCTAAATTAATTGAATCAAACTATGTACATAAAACAGTATTAGAAGATTCACATAGGCATAAGGCCATAGATGACCTATTAGAGTTATTAAACGGTTATCATTAAAAAAAATACATTAAACTTTTTTTATTTAAACTTTTTATATATATTTGTTTATTATTAATTTAAAATATATTAAAATGGCAAAAAAATCAACTAAAGAATCTGTAGAAACTATAGATTCTAAAAATATGTCTAAAGAACAGTTGGGTGAAAAAAGAAAAGAAATTACTGAATACTATGAAGGTAATATTCCACATTTAGAAACTCAATTAAAATATGAACAATTATTAAGAGATATTGAAAAAACACGTGCTGAGAGATTACAAGCACAAATGTTTATTGCTAATACAATGGCACCTCCACCAGAAGCTGATGAAAATCCAGAAGCACAATCTGAGATGAAAAAAAACTTTAATGAAGTAAGATTAGATCCTACTAAAATGGATGGTAAGGTAGCGGCAGAGCAAATTAAAAGAACTCTAAAACGTCAAAACAATGAAGTATAGTATTGAGCATATAAAAAGATCTCTAGGAACAAAAGGTTATAGATTTTTTGAATCTGGAGATTATAATGTAAATATAGTTGGAATAAGAAATTCTGAAACTGCCAATAAGGTTACAAATAGATTTGATGATTTAATCACTGTATCATATAAAAATAAAGGTGAATGGTGCTATCATGAATTTCCATGTACAACTGATCCAGGTACACATTGGGTTGAAAATATTATGAGAGAAGAAGGTGTTGCAATTCTTAAAGAAGGGCAATATCCAGGATCTCATAAAATTAGAAAACATCAAGGTAGATATGAAGCATTAGGTCAATGTAAACCAGTTACAGTATATAGAGATGATAATAGAGATGATCTATATAATCTTAATACTGAAAATACACAAACAGGTTTATTTGGAATAAATATTCATAGAGCTACTAAATATGCTGGTAAAAAATCTACACAAGTAGATAAATGGTCAGCAGGTTGTCAAGTTATTGCATCTAATGATGATTGGAAAGAATTTATGAAGATCATGAGAAAAGCTAGAGATACTTGGAGTAATAGTTTTACATATACGCTAATTGAAAGTAAAGATATACCAAAAACATGGCTATAGTAAATAGAATAGAAAAAAAAGCACAAGTAAGTAAGGGTGAGGTAATACAATACCAAATCCTTACCTACTGCTTTTTTAATAATATACAGATAAGTTTATCTGATTTAAATTGTTTATATTCTTTATCATTAATGGAAGGTATAGAATTAACTGCATTTTGTGAAAAAATATCTGAATTAAAAATATTTAAAAGTTCACAATCATGTAGAAATGCTTTATCAAAAGCAGAAAAAAAAGGTTTAATAATTAAAGAAGGAAAAAATAAAAAAACAATTTCTCTTAATCCTGCTATGAATATTCAAACTGAAGGAACATTATTTTTAGATTTTAAAATTTTAGGAATTGAATCCAAAAAAATATAAAAATTTTTATCAAGATATTGCTGAAGAAGCTGAGGTACATAAGGATCTTGTATCAGATTTTGTTTTTTTCTTTTATGCTAAATTAAGAAAAAATTTATCTGAGTTAAAACATACAAAAATTAATGTTCCTAATTTAGGTACTTTTTCAGTTAGACATAATAAATTAAAAAAAGCAATTAAAAGGCAAAAAGATATATTAGGTAATTTACAAAAAATGACATTTGATGGGTTTGATAAATCAATACCAGTAAATGAAAAAATAAAACAAATGGAAAACTTATTAAATAAAATAGAAATTAATATTAAAAATAAAAAAAGTTTTAAAAATGAGAATAAATAAACTTTTAGGTGCATTAGGTAATTTAGATAAAATTGCTGAAGGTATTAAAAATAAAATATTTAAAAATGATGATGTAGAAGCTGTTGCTAAACTAAGATGGATGGAATGTAAGCTTTGCCCACTTTTAGATAAAAAAGGTAAAAGTTGTGCTGTTCCTGGGACTCAACCATGTTGTTCTGATTGTGGTTGTAGTATTAGTTTAAAAATAAGATCTATGTCTTCTGATTGTCCAAAAGGAAGGTGGGACGCTATTATGACTCCAGAAATGGAAGATAAATTAAAAAAACAAATATATTTTGGACATCAAGCTAAACAAGCTCATCAAGAAAAATTAAAAAAGCTTAGAGAAGAACAAAAGCTTAAATATGAACAATCTAAAGCAAAAAGAGATGCCGGTAATATTTAAAGAAGATGGTCATATATATCAAAGTTTAGATGAGCATCTTGAAAAAGATCAAATTAAATGGACTAGTGTTACATCATTTATAGGTATGTTTAAACCTAAATTTAATGCAGAAAAACAAGCTAAAAAATCATCTAAAAATAAAAGATCAAAATGGCATGGTATGAAACCAAAAGAAATTTTAAATGCTTGGAATAATGAATCTAAAAGAGCTATGGATTTAGGTAATTGGTACCATAATCAAAGAGAAGAAAACCTTTGTGAATTTAAAAGTATTGAAAGAGATGGTGTTATTGTTCCAATAATAAGACCTATAGTAGATGCTAAAGGTATTAAAATGGCTCCAGATCAAAAACTTTCTGATGGTGTATATCCTGAACATTTTGTTTACTTAAAATCATTAAGTGTTTGTGGTCAAGCAGATTTAGTAAGTATAGTAAATGGTACTATAAATATTCTTGATTATAAAACAAATAAAGAAATTAAAGAAAAAGGATTTACTAATTGGGAAGGTATTACGTCTAAAATGTTTAAACCAGTAAATGCTTTAGATGATTGTAATCTTAGTCATTATAATCTTCAATTAAGTTTATATGCATATATTATTAAAAAACATAATCCTAAACTTAAAATAGGTAAGTTACAAATACAACATGTAACTTTTGAAAATGAAGGTGAGAATGAGTTTGGATATCCAATAGGTAAAAAGAATGATCAAGGAGAACCAATAATAAAAGAAATAAAGATGTATAACCTACCATATTTAAAAGATGAAATAGATAGTCTAGTAATGTGGTTAAAAGATAACCCACAATGCTAGTAAAATTATTTGACGTACAAAATGGTAAAGTGATCCCTTCAGAACATTGTTACTCTATAAAAAGCTTAAAAAGACTTATGGATAAATATCCTGATACATATATGTCAGTATATTTATTTATATTTTATATGACTTGTCCAGATCCAGATATGAATCCTTTTTTTAATATGCCTGAACATGAAAAAGAAGATATGATTATAGAAGAAATAGGATTAGAAGAATCAACTGAAGATGAATCTATAAGAAATGCAATTAAACTTTGTGAAGATTTATATCACACACCTACATATAGAGCATATAAAGGTATAAAAACAATGTTAGATAGATTGGCAAGATATATGGAAACTACATCTATTGAACATGGTAGAGATGGAAACTTAACTTCATTAGTTAATACAGCAGCTAAATTTGATCAAATTAGACAATCATTTAAAGGTGCATATAATGATATGAAGGATGAACAAAAAAGCCAAGTCCGCGGTGGACAAGGGTTAGCTTATGATCAACTTTAAAACTAAATTAATATGGCAACAATTAGACCAGTAGGAGATAGAATCCTAGTAAAACAACATAAACCAGAAACTACTTATGGTAATACAGGAATTTATATTCCAGAATCATCACAAGAAAAAGATGATAGAGGTACAGTAGTAGCAGTTGGAGAAGATGTAAAAGGAATATATGAAGGAGAAGTAGTTCTCTTTAATCAATTTATTCAACCTGTAAAAGTTTCTCATATGGATGAAGATCATATTCTTTTAAAACAACAAGATATATGGGCAATACAGGATGTATAAATCTATTGCAACATATAAAAATGAAAAGTGGAGTACCACTGATTTTGAAACTCATGAAGATTTTAAAAAATATATTATAACTCTTTTTAAAGAACCAGGTCAATATAATTTTGATGAAGTAGCTCTTTTATTTAATGAAGAAGCTAAGAAATTTGATAGGGATGGTTTTTATTGTGACAAACCATTTAGATCTAAAGACTATATAAATTATTGGAATGATCAAAAAAATAAATGTAGAGATGGTGTAATATATCATGGTAAAAAAAATATATTCTACTTAAGTAGAGATTACTATATGTGGTTAAATTTTTTACCAATTTTTGATAAAGAAGAAAAAAAATATGGTTTTGCAAAAGTAAGAGATGCTCAATATCATATGGCATTATATGAAGTATTAGCAGAATTACATTATAAACATGTTGCTATACTTAAAAAAAGACAAATAGCATCTTCTTATTTTCATATGGCTAAAATTTTAAATCAATTTTGGTTTGAAGAAGGATCTATATGTAAAATAGGTGCATCACTTAAAGATTATATTAATGATAAAGGTTCATGGAAATTTCTTGATGAATATAAAACATTTTTAAATGAACACACTGCATGGTATAGGCCATGTACACCTGAAAAGATTTTATTATGGGAACAAAAAATAGAAGTAAGAATAAATAATAGAAAAACTAACAAAGGACTTATGTCTAAAATACAAGGTGCATCTTTTGAAAAAAATCCAACAACTGGTGTAGGTGGACCTTGTACTTACTTCTTTCATGAAGAAGCTGGTATTGCTCCTAAGATGGATCAAACATATGAATATATTAGACCAGCAATGACATCAGGTATGATAACTACAGGTATGTTTATTGCTGCTGGATCAGTAGGTGATCTTGATCAATGTAATCCATTAAAAGAAATGATACTCAATCCACAAGCAAATGATATATATGCTGTAGAAACAGATCTTATGGATGATAAAGGAACTATAGGTATTGCTGGATTATTTATTCCAGAGCAATGGTCAATGCCTCCATACATTGATAAATTTGGTAATTCTAAAGTTAATGAAGCTTTAGAAGCTATTAGAAATGAAAGAGGTCAATGGGAAAAAGATTTATCACCAGAACAATATCAATTACGTATATCTCAAAAACCTATTGATATTGCAGAAGCTTTTGCATATAGACAAGCATCAATTTTTCCACAAGGTATTATTGCAAAGCAATTAAAAAAAATAGAAGATAAAGAATACTCTTATGAGTTTATAAAACTAGAAAGAGATCAAAAAGGTATAGTTGCTAAAAGAACAAAAAAACTTCCAATATCTCATTTTCCAGTAAAAAAGAAAATGGAAGATAAAACTGGATCATTAGTTGTATGGGAGAGACCTGTAAAAAATCCAGGATTTGGAATGTATTATGCATCTATTGACCCTGTGTCAGAAGGTAAAACTACTACATCAGATTCTTTATGTAGTATATTTGTTTATAAAAATCCTGTTGAAATAACTAGAGAAACACCAGATGGTCCAGAAACTTTTGTAGAAAAAGATAAAATAGTTGCATCTTGGTGTGGTAGATATGATGATATAAATAAAACACATGAACAATTAGAATTAATAATAGAATGGTATAAAGCATGGACAATTGTTGAGAATAATATATCACTATTTATTCAGCATATGATAGCTAGGAAAAAACAAAAATATTTGGTACCAAAACAACAAATTTTATTTTTAAAAGATCTTGGATCTAATCAAAATGTATTTCAAGAATATGGTTGGAAAAATACAGGAACATTATTTAAAAGTCATTTAATATCTTATGCTTTAGAATATATACGTGAAGCTATTGATGAAGAGTTAGATGACAATGGAGAAGTTATATCTCAAACATTAGGAATTGATAGAATACCAGATCCAATGTTGCTCACTGAAATGTCACAATATTTTCCTGGATTAAATGTGGATAGAATGGTAGCCTTTTCTGCATTAGTTGCATTTGCAAAGGTACAACAATCAAATAGAGGGTATTTAAAGCGTAAAGAGAGTGATATGTCAGGAGATAACTTGGAAAAGTCTAAAAATTTGTATAAATTAAATATGAGGGCTTTTAAAAATTTAGGCAGAGGAAAAAAATCTAAATCTACTAAATTTAAAAAGTCTGCATTTAAAAATATAAAATAAATGAAAAACTATTGGCAAACTTCTTCAACAGGATATATTCCAAAATGGACAACTTTTACATCATTTGGAAAAGCTGAAATTAGCTACACATTAAAGAAATAATCATATGAAAATATTTAATGCTTTACAATTAAAAAATGGTGCTAAAGCCAAAGAAGCAAAGTATCCTGCTACATCAAGTTTGACGCAACCTATACAATTTTTATCTGCTAAAAGAAAAACAAAAGATTGGGCTGCTTGGAATTTAGATTGGTTAGAGCAACAAGGTATGAATTTTCTAAAAGGAAACTCTAGAAAAATACTTAAAAATTATAAATTAGCTAAAGGTATTATTGATAAAACTGATTATATAGTTGAAGAAGATAATCAGTATAAAGAATTAATGGATGTTTTAACTGAAGAAGATGACTCAGCATTAGAATTAAAATTTTATCCTATTATACCAAATGTTGTAAATGTTTTAACAGGAGAGTTTTCTAAAAGATTTTCTAGAGTACAATTTAGAGCAGTAGATGATCTATCATATAATGAAATGATTGAGCAAAAAAGATCTATGATTGAGGAAAATTTATTAGCAGATGCTGCTGAAAAAGTTACTCAAAAATTAATTGAAATGGGATTAGATCCTATGTCAGAAGAAGCTAAAGAAAAATTAGCTCCAGCACAATTAAAATCATTACCTGAAATAGAAGAATTTTTTCAAAAAGATTATAGAAGTTTAGTAGAAGAATGGGCTTCTCATCAATTAAAAGTTGATGAAGAAAGATTTAAAATGCAAGAACTTGAAGAAAGAGCATTTCAAGATATGCTTGTTTGTGATAGAGAGTTTTGGCATTTCCGTATGATGGAAGATGATTATGAAGTAGAACTTTGGAATCCAGTATTAACATTTTATCAAAAGTCTCCAGATACTAGATATATATCTGATTCTAATTATGTTGGTAAATGTGAAATGTTAACTATATCAGACGTTATTGATAAATATGGATATCTAATGTCTAAAAAACAATTAGAATCATTAGAAGCAATTCATCCTGCTAAATCAGCAATATATATGAATAATCCTGTTCAAAATGATGGCTCTTTTTATGATCCAACTAAAAGTCATAAATGGAATACAAATGCACCATCATTAGCGTACAGACAATTTATGACAAATTGGGCAACTAATCCAGGAGGTGGTGGTGATATTGTATCTGAAATATTAAATCAAGGTGAAGATTTTAAAACATTAGGAAATTCTGAAATGTTAAGAGTTTCAACAATATATTGGAAAACACAAAGAAAAGTTGGACATCTTACAAGAGTAATGACAGATGGTGAAGTAGAACAATTAGTTATAGATGAGAATTGGAAAGAGACACATAAACCAACTTATAATACTACATTATTTAAAAACAAAACAAAAGATAATCTTATAGAAGGAGAACATGTAGACTGGATATGGATTAATGAAGTATGGGGTGGAGTTAAGATAGGTAGAAATTTACCTAACTCATGGAGAACTGAAACAACTAGTGATTTTGATCCTGTTTATTTAGGTATCAATAAAGAAAAACCTGGTAGAATAGAATTTCAATTTAAAGGTGATAACAATCTTTATGGATGTAAACTTCCAGTTGAGGGTAGAGTATTTTCTGATAGAAATACTAAATCCACTTCTTTAGTTGATCTTATGAAAGCATATCAGGTTGGTTATAATATGGTTAATAATCAAATAGCTGATATACTTGTAGATGAACTTGGTACAGTAATAATGTTTGACCAAAATGCATTACCACGTCATTCAATGGGTGAAGACTGGGGTAAGAATAATATGGCTAAAGCATATGTAGCTATGAAGGACTTTGGTATGTTACCATTAGATACTTCCATAACAAATACTGAAAATGCTACAAATTTTAATCATTACCAAACTTTAAATCTAGAACAAACAAATAGAATAATGTCTAGAATACAATTAGCTAATCATTTTAAACAACAGGCATTTGAAGCTATTGGTGTTAATCCTCAAAGATTAGGGCAAGAAGTATCTAGACAAACTGCAACAGGTGTACAACAAGCTGTACAATCATCTTATTCTCAAACTGAAATGTATTTTATTCAACATTCAGATAATCTTATGCCTAGAGTACATCAAATGAGAACAGACCTTTCTCAATACTATCATAGTACTAAACCAAGTGTAAGACTTAATTACATATCTAGTGAAGCAGAAAAAGTAAACTTTACTATTAATGGTACAGAATTAATGATGAGAGATTTTAATATTTTCTGTACAACTAAAACAAATCATAGAGCTATTTTAGATCAACTTAAACAAATGGCTATGCAAAACAATACTACTGGAGCAAGTATATTTGATCTTGGTAGTATTATTAAAGCTGATTCAATTGCTGAAGTTAGTAATATACTTAAAGGTGCTGAAGAAAAACAAGCAGCTGAAAAACAAATGCAAATGAAACAACAACAAGAAATGCAACAACAACAATTACAAGCTCAGGCTCAAGAAAAAGCAGCTGAACGTGAATTCACAAAATCAGAATCTGCAGAGGAACGAAAAAAAGATCTTATGGTTGCTGAAATTAGAGCTGCTGGATATGGTGCACAAAGTGACATTGATCAAAATCAACAAAGTGATTTTCGTGATGCAATGAAAGATATGACTCAAAGAGATCAATATCAAGATCAAATGGATTTTAAAAGAGAAGAGTCAGTTCAAAAAGAAGCTTTAAATAAATCTAAAATGGAAATTGAACGTGAAAAATTAAATACACAACGTCAAATTGCATCAACAAATTTAGAAATAGCAAGAGAAAATAAAAATAAATATGATGTTCAAAGTAAATCTAAAAATAAAGAATAATGAGTTTTAAAGTTACACCTATTACAAAAAGAAAAGTAAAGTATAAAACAATTACATGGAATCAAAAAACAGATGGTAATATGGTTTCTACAAGTACTTTTAGATATAAAAATGTATTACATCCTGCTATTACATCTCCTGATAATGTTGCAGTTTCTGTAACGCTTGAAATAATAGAACCTGTTACATCAGTTGGAGCAGCACCTTTATGTCTATTTCAGGGAGATTCAGCTTATAGTAGTCTTATTAGTTTTGTTCCTACTTCTTATTCAGCAGGTGTTTATAATCTTTCTTTTGTAAATACAATTAGAAGATTTGGTGGTGAATTACAAGTAATATTGTTTCCAGGTGAGTTAGATGCTGGTCATTTTGCTTTAACTGTTGGTTACTTAGAAAAACAACAATAAGTGTTTTATAAAACATATTAAACATACTTAGCTATATACTACAAAAAATATTTTACAATTTTAAAATTTCTAAGGTTTAATAAAAAATCTTTTGTATATTATATATGTAACATTAATTTTTAAAACCAATTGAATTATGGCTGATACAAAAAATATAGAAACTAAAGTAGAAAAGGTAGACGTTGACCTTAGTGAAATCTTTAATGGAGCACCTGGAGCAGATTCAGTAGCATTACCAGAAGAAGAAGTAAAAAAACCTAACGTATTTAGTAGAAAAAAAGATGTAGATATGTCTTTTATTGATAAACCAACAGTAGAATCTAAAGAAGAAACTACAACTGAAGAGTCAACTGATGATAACTCAGAAACTACTGAAGAAACAAAACAGGAAACTAAAAAAGAAGTAGTTTCAAAAGAACAAATAGATGAAATTTTAGGTGATAATGTTGAAGAAGAAAAAGAAGAAATTGAAGAACCTAAAAAAACAAGAGGAAGAAAATCAATAGATGGAGTAGGAGATGTCTTTAAAAAACTAATTGAAGATGAAAAACTTTTTGCTTTTGATGATGGAAAAGAACTTGAAGATTATAGTGCAAAAGATTTGCAAGAATTAATTCAAGCTAACTTAGATGAAAGAACAAGAGCAGTTAGACAGGAAACTCCAAAACAGTTCTTTGACAGTTTGCCACAAGAACTTCAGATAGCAGCAAGATATGTTGCAGATGGAGGAACAGATCTTAAAGGTATGTTTGGAGCATTAGCTCATGTTGAAGAACATAGAGCATTAGATGTTAAAAAAGATGCAGATCAAGAACGTATTATTAGAGAGTACTTAGGTGCTACTGGTTTTGGTAATGCAGAAGAAATACAAGAAGAAATTGAAGTATGGAAAGATCTTGGAAAGCTTGAACAACAAGCTATGAAGTTTAAACCTAAATTAGATAAGATGCAAGAAAAAGTTGTTGCAAGAAAATTGCAAGAACAAGACATGAAAAAGAAACAAAAAGAACAAGCATCTAAAAATTATATGCAAAATGTATATAATTCATTAAAAGATGGTAAAGTGGGTAATATAAAGGTTGATAAAAAAACACAATCATTTATATATAATGGATTAGTAAATCCAGCCTATCCATCAATTAGTGGACAAAATACAAACTTGTTAGGTCATTTATTAGAAAAGTATCAGTTTACTGAACCAAACTATCCGTTAGTAACAGAAGCATTATGGTTACTTGCAGATCCAAAAGGATACAAAAATAATATAATGAAATTAGGAGCTAATAAATCAGTTGAAGAAACTGTTAGAAAACTTAAAACAGCACAAAGTAGTAAAAGAACTGCTGGAACTATTCAAGAAGAGCAACCTAAAAAAAGACCATCAAGAAAACTACCAAGAAAAAGTGGTAATATATTTAAACGAATTTAATAATTAAATTATGGCATTTAAAATAACTCCAGTAGTAGATAGACAAAAACAATATGCATCAGCAGTTTGGGATTTTTTTGTAGATGGTGGTACAACAGCAGTAATTCCTAAAACAACAACATCTTTACCTTTAGGTGCTATAATTGTAGATCTCACAATTGAAAATGTAAGAACAGTAGTTTCAGGAGGAACACCTACATTAAAAATTAAAGTAGGAAGTAATGAAATTGCTGCTGCTGCAGTATGGGCTGACTATAAGGTACTTAATAATGCAGTAAATCCTACACCTACTCCGAAAAAAATAACAGATGATGATAGAGTAATTAATTTTTTATTTTCAGATACAACAACAGCTGGATCAGTTGCTGCAACTATTGGTTATTTTTTACCAGCAGATTATATGGATTTAGATAACGGACAAATTACATAATTATGGCAAAAAAATTAAACGGTGTTACAAAAGAAGAAGCATTAGCATATGTTGATGAAGTAATAAGAAATACTACAAATTCTGAAGTACTTGCAATAGAAGAATTATGGAAAGAAACAATAGAAAAAAGATGGGAAGAAAATTAATAAAAGAAAACAACAACAAATTAATTAATTTATAAACTTTAAAAAAAAAATTTGACTTATGGCAACAACAAATATGATAGAAAAAAAATATGTTTCTGCTATATATGATTTTACAGATGATGGTAGTGCTATTGCTACTGATGGTGGTGTAACATCACTTGCAACAACATCAACTATTCCTGTAGGATCTATAATAACAGAAATTATGGTGGAAACACCAACTCTTAATGTAGGTACAGGTAATACTATGACATTAACAGCTGGTGGTTTAGCATTAACAGGAGCTATGACTATTGCAAATAGAGCTGTAGCTGATCCTTATGTTACAATATTAGCTGGTTCTTTAAATAAGAAAACAACTAATCTTGATCCTATTAAAGTTACATTAGCAACAGCTAATTTAACTGCAGGAAAATGTAGATTTATTGTAGGATATTATGAGCCTCTACCATAAAAAAATAATAACAATTAACTTAATATTAACTAAATAACAATAATCAATTATGGCAACTCCAGTTTTAAATAATGGGATTTTCCTCAGAGATACTAACTACAAAGCTAGTTCACATGTTGATTCTTACCACCTAACACAAATGTTAGGATCTGCAGAACCTATGGATATGGGTCCTGTAGACTTATGGGCTATGACACAAAAGGTAGAAATGCCTTTGTATCAATTAGCTTCATTTGGTGGTAATAATACAATTATGGTGGATAATGCTAGAGGTGAGTATAAATGGCAAACTCCCATTGCGCAAGACCTTCCTTACTCTTTAGGTGTAATAGATGGCGTCACAGACGCTGCTGGTACAACAAGAGGGGTAGATGGTCAAACATTCAAAATTCTTTTAAGTAAGAGAGCTTTTGGACATGGTGATATTATTACTTATGACAAGTATAATGGTATTGAACTTTACGTTACAGCTGATGATATTTTACCATCAGGTGACGGATTTGTTTATACTGTTCAAATTGTAAATAGTAATAACACACAAGGTTTAAAAGATAGCTACTTAAAATCAGGTACTAAATTTTTCAGAAAAGGTTCTGCAAGAGGAGAGTACGGTGAAAGATTTTCAGATCTTACAACAGGAACAGGTTTCCGTGAATTCTACAACTTTGTAGGAGGAGCTGAAGCACACGTTCATTATTCAATTTCTTCTAGAGCAGACTTAATGCTTAAAGGAGGAATGAATGCTGATGGTTCTATTCCAGTTACAGAGATTTGGAGAACTTTTGATCAAGACGTAGATCCTTCAGTATCTTCATTAGAAAGTATGGTAGAAATTATGGGAGCTGATTATGTAAAGAGAGCTTTTGATAACGGAAATTTATCAAGAACATTCTTAACTAATCTTGAAGCTGCTCACTTGAACAAAATTGCAAGTGATATAGAAACATACTTAATGTGGGGACACGGAGGTAGAGTAAAACAAGATGGACCAGATGACATCAGAATGTCTGTAGGTCTTTGGAAGCAATTAGACAATTCTTACAAAAGAATTTATAATAAGTCTTCTTTCAGTTTAGATATGTTCAAAACTGAACTTTATAACTTCTATCAAGGTAAAGTTGAATTAGAAGGACCAGATCCAAAACGTACATTAATTGTACAAACTGGAATTGGTGGTATGAAATTAGTAAATGATGCTATTGCAAAAGAAGCAGCAGGACTTACAACTATTGGTGGTGTAATTAATGCTGACAACAATGGAATGGTAACAGGGCAAGGTATGGACTTAGGATTTGGATATGCATTCACATCTTACGTAATTCCTTTCTTAGCTAATGTTAGATTTGTACTTAATCCAGCTTTTGATAATTTACACACTAATGATATTGAGAATCCACTTATTGATGGAAGACCATTAAGCTCTTATAGCTTTATTATCTTTGACATCACTGAGTCAGGAAATGATAACATTCACTTGTTAAAACTTTCTTGGGATAATCAATTGAAATGGTTCTATCAAAATGGAACTATGGACTATATGGGAAGAACGCAAGGATTTGCTTCATCAGGTAATTTTAATGGATACCGTGTAATGATGACACAAACCATGCCTTCTATATGGGTAAAAGACCCGACCAAAGTCTTGAAAATTGTAATGAAAAATCCAGTTACTGGAGGTTCATTCTAATATTCATATGTATTATAGGGGAGGAGTAAAATCCTCCCTTATATTATTTTTAAATTTTTATAAACTAATAAACCAATAATAAAATGGCAAAGAAAAAAAATAAATCCAAAGAAATAGTTGAAACAGCATTAACAGATAATGTTAAAGAAACTGTAACTAATATTGTAGAACCAACGTATACAGAACAAGCAATTAAAGAAGTTACAATGATTGAAAAATATCAAGAAGGTAAAAATCAATCAATTGCAATACGTACATTTTTTGATGGTGATACAGAAAATATGGGATTAGAAAATTATAGCATGTCACTTTTTGAAGGAGTAGTTCATGAAGAAGAGCTAACGTGTCTTGAAGTAAATGGTATTAAAAGATATGTAACAGGTTTAAATGAATTTTCACCTGAAATTAGAAAACTTCCACCAGTTAAAAGGGAAGCAAAAATAAGAGAAATAAGAAAAGCAGTTGCTACACTTGAAAGAGATTTAGCAGCTAATATATTAGACTCTGAAGATCCAGAATTTTGGAATAAAGTTAAATTATTAAGACATGATAATTATGATTTTTGGAGTAAAATTAGTATAAGGTTAAGTAATGAACCTTTATATTTAGATCCATCAAGTGATCCTTATGATTTAATTAAAATATATGCAATTGAAGCAGGAGGATTTTCTATGGTAGCTAAAAATTTAAAACAAGCTAAAAGTAGAACAAGTTATAAATTTTATTTAGATAAACTTGAAGATACAGTTAGTACAAGAACAGAAATTTCTAAATTAAGAAATAGAGCATTAGCAGCATTAACAACAATGTATGATTCACAAAATACAAAATTGTTTTATGTAGCAAAAATTGTAGATGCTAATAGTACACAGTACAATAAATCTACAGCTAATGACATAATATATGAAAACATGGATTCATTTATTCATGGTGATGGATATGATAGTAATGCAAGAAGAAGTGCACAAACATTTCTAGATGCATCAAGATTAAGTATGGAAGATCTAAAGCTTAAAGCTATTATTAAAGATGCAAGTGGATATTCATTAATCACAAATAAAGCTGATGGTTGGATATACTTTGGATCTTTAAAAATGGGTAAAACACCAGCAGGTTGTTTAGAGTGGTGTAAAAATCCTTTAAATGAAGAACATGTAATGTCTTTACTTAGTCAAGTTGAATATTATTGGAATATGTAATTATGAATAATACTACACTACAAATTAAATTTAGACAAAGGCTTAACAAAATTGCCAGCAATGACTATGATAATATAGAATGCTGGCAAATTGTTGAGGCTTTTAATAAAGCACAATTAGAATGGTGTAGAAGACAATTGCATGGTAATAATATGTATAAGGAAGGAGATGAAATGTCTAAAAAAAGAATAGATGATCTTCAACCTCTTATAACAGATTTAGGATTAGAATTTATTAATTTTAGAGATTATATAGAAAGTGTTCCTGATTGGTTTCCTGAAAATTATTTAGAGTATAAAAGAATTACAACAGAAGCAATTACAGAATGTTGTCCTTTGGTTAAAATAATAGATGGTGAAGAAAATATTGCTCCACCAGACGAAAGACCAGAATACATACCTATAGAAAGAGAAGCAGGTAGAAGTATGACTGTATATTTAGCAGAAGAAGCTAATGTTGATTTATATATGAGAGATCCATTAAAAAGACCAGACTTTGAATGGGGTGAAACATACTGCACTATGCAAGGAGATAGAGTTAGAATATATAAAAAAGACTTTGAAATAGTAAATCCTATATTAACATACTATAGACATCCAAGATATATTGAATTAGCTGGTTGTACAGATCCATATACATTAGTAACATCACCAGAAGATATTGAATGTGAATTTAAAGATGATGTAGTAGAATTAATACTTGATGAAGCTGTTTCTATTATAGCTGGGGATATTGATAATATAAATCAATATATAAGAGGATCTGCATCAGCTGAGAAAAATAACTAATATATGAGGTAATTATATCATTATTTTGTATATTATATATGTAGCTTTGCTACCAGAGACAACTGTAAACAATTATTTATTTATTTATTAACAATTAAAATTTTTAACTATGGCTTATTTTAATCATGCATTTGGTAAAGCATTTTACCTAGCTGCTTTTAAAGATAACCCTGCTCAAACTTCAGCTAATTTATCAACTGCTGGTGACTTTGCAGTACTTAACGGTGCTTACAAACAAGTTGCTTCAGCTAATATAGGTAATCAAGATGCTGGCTTTTATTTAGCACAGGGAGCTTTTATGGCAAATGATACAATCGGAAACAACCCTGGGCATGGGGGTTACAAAGAAAGTACAAAATCAAAAATGATTATGTACAAATATATTTCTGATATGTGGATAACAGATTGTGCTAATGAAACTTCAGGTAGATTTGCAATACAAGTTGCACCTATTTTATCTGATAGTACTAGTACTGGTGCTGCTGGTACTGTATCTAAATCATGTTTTCCATGTGGAACAGATCCAATTTTTAGAGTAGATATTAAAGGAACTGCTGCATTAAGATTATTAAATCATAATGCTTATGCTTCTTTATCTGGCTCATTACCAATGCCAACTGCTGCGTCAAGAGCTAATGCTGCTTTTCCAGCAAATGGTGTAGATATGTGTTGTCTAACTCAAGATTTAGATGCTGCTGGAACAGCTGGTCACTCTGGTATTGCTCCATCTATTGTAGCTATTAACTTAAGAGATCAATTTAATAACGATCCTATCTTAAGTAAATTAGGTACTGCACATCTTTATGTAAATAGATTAGCTGCTCCTACAGTTCAACCTGCAGATTTAGTAGATCCTACAACTGCTCTTGGACAAGCTGTAGAAATGGCTGTTTATAATGGAGGTGCTAGAGGTGTTGTTGGTACAACTACAGGTGGTGCAGATACATTTACAGGAATTGCTGCAGGTGCAACTGGTACTGGTTCTCATTTTAGTAAAAATATATGGGCAGTAGTTATTACATTAAAAACAAGTTGTGAATTACAAACTCAGTTTAGTTCTTGTTCATTTGATACTAGAGATTTCTATTTATTAGGAGGTCTTAAAACATCTGTTGATTTACAAGATGAAGCGGGTGTACCATGTGTTGCTTGTCAAGGATTTGTTACAGACGGTGCTGCAGGTGCTGGTGCTAATCAAACAGCAGATTTTGCTCAAAGAAGAACATCTTCTGAGACAGGTATTAATGACATTCTTATGACTGAAAACTACAGACAATCTCCTTACAATCAAGGTAACAGAGATTCTGCTAGATTCAGACAACAAGAAGGTATGGGTGGTATTGTTGATGCATTAGGTAGAGATGCTACTACAAGTGCTTGTAATGGTCATTTCAAAGTTTATCACATGATTCACAATGTACCTAGGTTTAATAACCCGTCTGGTGTATTTGATAATGATCAGTATCACTACAGAATTTATACTAAATGTAGTGGTGGTGTAGATATTGATGCAGAATGGCTAGCAATAGCAACGGCTGCTAAAGTTCCAAATTTAGCTGGAGATGGTTTTGTTACAAGTGTAGCTGACCTTAAAGCTAAAGGTGGTGTGCCAGCATAACATCAAGTATTAGTAATTAATACAATATATACATTGTTTAAAAAGGGGGCAGATAAAATCTGCTCCTTTTTTATTTCATTTAATCTGTTATTTTTTGTATATTATTAATGAATGATATACTTTTTTAATCTAAAAACATATGGCAGCTAAACATATTTTGAGTCTAGATGTTATTGAAACATCAAATTGTTCTGTATTAAATGTGGTAGACACAAGTGTTTATACAGATGATATTCCTTTTAATTGTGGTGAATTATTGATAACACCTCCAGGTTTTACAGCACCTGTATTAACTAAAGTTCAAAAAGATTTTAATTTAAAATTTACTCCATGTGCATTAGGTGTGCAAACAACAAGTTGTAATTCAACTGTTGGAGCATTGGCAGATGGTATATATATCATTAAATACCAAGTATCTCCTACAGATAAAGTTTATGTTGAATATAATTACTTAAGAACTACAGAATTATTAAGTGCATACTATAAAAAATTATGTGATATAGATGTACAAGCATGTGAACCTTCCTCAACAAAAAAAGATCTTTTATCTGAAATGTATTATATTAGAACATTAATAGATGCTGCAAAAGCTAAAGTTGAATTTTGTCAAAGTCCAAATGAAGGTATGGAACTTTATAACTTTGCAAAAACTAAGCTTAAAAAAATTACATGTGATATCTGTTGTTAAAATTAATTAGAATGGCATCTAAGAAAAAACAAGAAGAAATAGAAAAGCAAATTAATATAAAAGAAGAATTTGCTGACAAAGTCTACAAAAAAATGAGGGCTGATAGATATGGTCTTACATTTTGCTGTCCTAATGATCTTGAAAAAATCAATATAAAAAATTATATGTGTAACTGGCAAGATATTGGATATGAAGTCATGCCAGAAAAATTTGATAAAAATTACACAAGAAATCCAATAGCAAATTATTGTGCACCCCCAGGAACTTTTAATGCAGTAACAGGTCTTTGTGATGCAGAAGCAGAATTAGAATTAGTGGGTGTTACAGAATATACAACAGCAGATTCAATTCCTAATGGTACACCAACTTCTTTAGTACCAGCTAATAATTTTAGATATGGAAGAGATTGTCCTATTATTTTTGAAAGTATAAATGTAGATGGAACTGGTACAAACCCTTTTATGATTGCATTAGATAATGATAATGATCCTGATAATTCTTGGTGGAAATATTATGATGCAACAGATCCTGACGGTGAATTTTTTAATTCTTTAAATCCTAATGTTACAGTAACGAATTTTTGTAATGCATTAGCAAAAAGACCATCAGGTGGTTGGCCATCAAGTGTAACATATGAATGGGCTGTAAATGTAACGCCTACTGCAACAACAACTTATCATGTAGCAATATGTGCAGATCACAAATTTGGACTTTCTACAACAACAGGTGGTGTAACAACAGATCTTATTGGGTTAAATACGTTTAGTACTAGTAATATAACTCAATCAATAGGTCAAGCTGATTCAAATTGGGATCCTGATGGTTCTGGAGCTTATACTTGGGGTGGTCTTATAGAACAAGAAGGTCATGGTGCAAACGAATGTCATTCATCTAGTGTTTATTATTATGTTCAAAGTATTGATCCTTTTACAGGTGTTGGTAATAATAATAGGGTAAGTGCAGCAAGATGGTTTATTTATCCAATAACTCTTGATGCTGGTTGTCATAGAATTAATATTAAAGGTTTTAATAAAGATTTTGAAGGAATGCTTGCTGCTGTAGTATGGCAAAACTCTAAAGCAGAAATTTTAGCAGCAGAATCTAGAAGTGCGCTTACAGAAGTTTTTGCTAGTGATTTACAACCATCATTATATCAAAATATAAATAATTCAGAACCATGGACATGTAATGTAGGTGTACTTACAACAACAAGTCCGTTTAGTGCTGATTGTCCAGGGTGTAGACAAGAAACTTCTACATTAGTACAACAATGTCCTGAAGGATATACATATAATAATTCAACACAAAAATGTGAAGGTTTATTTCCAATATGTGATACAGAAACATTAGTATTTGAAGTAGTAAATCAAAATGGAGAAGTAATGCCTAATTATGAAATTACTTTTGATGGTGGAACATATATTACTAATGAATTAGGTTATCTTGAAATAGTAGTTCAAAATGCATCTGTAGATACAGATCATAATTTAAATTTATGTCATTGTATAACAACAGGTGGTGGATGTGCAATACAAAACATAAAAATAACTGTAACAGATTCAAATGCTATTGTTTGTACACCAGTAGATGAATTATGCCCATGTAAAGCACCTGCTTTAATAAATACAACAACTGGTCCAGTGCTTACTAATCCTGCAAGTATTACATTAACATTTCAAGATTTTAATTTAAATAATTCATCAAATACAATTGAATCATATATATTTGAATATAGAGTTTACACAGCAGCTGGAGACGGTGGATGGGAGGTAATTACAATAGCAAAACCTGCAAGTGTAACTACTTTTACTGTTAATCTATCACTTAGTGCAGGTAGCACTTATGAATATAGAATAAAAACTAAATGTACTGAAACTGAATCTGGTTATAGTGGTATATACAGTATTACTATTCCTGATACATTTGGAGAAGATTTAGTAGGTTGGTGGGACTTTACAGATTCAAGTTCTATATTTACTGATCTTGCAGGTACAACTAATCCAACAAGTCAAGGTGATCCTGTTAGACGTGTAAATAATAAATCTACATCTACAAACAAACTTGGTAATTTCTTAAGAAGTGTTGAAACTCTTGGCTGGACTAATGTTCAACCATCATTTCCAAGATATGCTATCAATTCTACAATTAATCAAACTTTTGTTGATATGACAGTAGATGGAACTGGGGCTGTAGGAATGCCATTTACTGGTTCATATGCTGCTGGATTTGGTGGTGTTAATGATGGTGTTAGTTTTTCTACTTTAAATAATTTAAGTGTTCAAAACTTTACTATTATTAATATAGTAAATCATACTCCTGAAACAGTTCTTACTTCTTCAGATAATATGTACACATCTACTTTTTATGGTGCAAGAAGCACTGATGGTCAATTAGCTGGAGCTTATATGTATTTAAGTGGTCAAGGTTTACCACCAGGTTCTAAATCTACAAGAGCATTAATAAATGGTGCTTCTAATAATGAAAATCCAGGTATAGTTATACCATTTGTAAATCCAGGTTTAGAATTATTAATACTTAGATCAACAGATGTTGAAGCTAATAATTTACTTGGTAGAAATGAGTGGGATTTAAATAATGTAACAACATATAATCAAGTTATACCTTTTGATCCACCTACTGCAGTAAATTTTGATTTTAGTGGAGGATCAGTGGGAGTTTATGATCCGCAATTTACATTAGGTGGAATAGCAATTCGTGGTGGAGGTATGTTAGCTTTTCCTTGGAAAGGGCATTTTTATGAATCTTTAATATTTAAAAAAGCTTTAACTGATGCAGAATTAAATGACGTAGTGTCATATTTAAAGACTAAATATGGAATAATATAGATTAAACAAAATAAATAACTTGTTTGTATGAGTAAAAATCAGTATATTATATTGTATACATGTACTTGATACAACTGTAAAGAATAAACGTTTATGATACCTAATAAATCAAACACCACTAATGGGTGTAACAATACATCATCAAATTGTGTGATTTGGCAAGGGCCAGATCTTACATGTGTTAACATATGTAATGGAGATACCATTAGTGATGTAGTTGCTAAATTAGCAGAACAATTATGTGAATGTTGTGGTTTAACTGCAAATGGTAATGCAGGTGCTAGATCAGGTGTAAATGTAGATATTAGAACTGTTAATCAACTTTGCTTAGAAACTGATTACGGTAAAGCTAATAATATTCAAACACTTCTTAATAATATAATAACTAAAGTCTGTGCAGCTAGTGGTCAATCTGAAGTAGATGTTTGTTCCTGTGTAATAAACCTTCCTCAATCTTTAAGAGAATCAGCAAAAAAATATCTAAATACTACTGACAATGTAGAAACAATGGTATTATATGATTCTACAATAAACAAAGGTTATGCACATTTTTTAGCTGAACAAATTGTAAGTCAAGGTATTGCTATTAATGATGTTAATAGATTATATAAATCAATAAATGGTAGAATTGTATCATTAGAAGCTGCATCTAAAAGAAACTCTACAGTTACTTTACCAAAAGTTACATTATCAATAGGTGGAACAGGAAGACAACAAAGTATAGAAACAGCAATTGTTGCAACAAATGTAGTATTAAGTGAATATGCTTCAGTATTTGGATCTACAGGAAATGTAAATTCAGCAATTGCAGCTGCACCTAATTTAGCTGCTAGAGATAGATTAAGTGGTAATGGTACAATGTCAGCAATTAAAAGTTGGATTAGTTTACCAAGAAACCTTGCACAATCATTTCAAAACTTATGGTTAACAACAAATGACATAAGAAATGCAGTAGAAAGTATGAAAGAAACAGTGGCTAATCCATTATGTAGTGATCTTACTTTTGATGTAAAAGGAACTGTTGAAAAAGCTAATGGTAATACATCAGCTATTAGTTTAGATTTTTCTGATTCAATAATTCCTAAAACTTATAATGATTGTAATTCAAGAGGAACAAAAATTACTATTTCAGATTCTTCTTTAAATTCAAAAGTTTATTATGTAAATGTTGCAGGACATTATCAAAATAGTAATACTCCATATAGAATAGCTGTAGCTAGTATGGGTAATCTTGATATCTCAAGTAACTATTCTGTAAAAGTAGAATTTTGTTTTTCTAATGGAGATAATCAATGTTCAGAAATACAAAACTTTACAATACATAATGAGACTGCATGTCCAACATTATCAATTGGAACAATTACAGCAGATACAATTCCATTTACAGTAAGTGATTTAAAATATGCTGAAAATAATGGATATGTTGTAACAGTAGAATTAAAAACAAATTCTGGATCTTTATTAGATTCAAGATCTTTTACAACATTTCGTGCTAATTTAGTGGGAACTTTTTCTAATTTAAAATCTTCTACTCAATATAAAGTAAATACTAAAGTTACTAAATCTGGAATTACAGAAAAAGCTGATTGTCCAGTACAATTAGTTTCTACAACTGCACCATCATGTGTATCTACAGTTTACACACCTACATCTACAGAATGGAAAACAGATGAATCTTTATTACAAACAGGTGCAAATACTTTAGAAATTGCAACATATAATGATGGTGTATCACAAACTAAATGGCAAGTAGGATTTGATACTACTAATGCACCAATAATAGTTCAAGCAACTACAACAGGTGTTACAGGATGGAATCATCAAGGTTCATTTATAAACAATGAACTACCTACAGAATCTTTACATATTGATGGTTTAGTAGGATCACCAGTTGGTCCATCTGGAATAGGAAGAACTGATTTAGAAAGTGGATGGAAATATATTGGAACTATTAAAAGTCCTACAAATCAATTATATTATATTTATGCTAGTATTAATACTA